ACGCTCTTCCGATCTGTGGTAAAGGCGGAAATGCTGGATTACCTTCAGAAACAGTAATTAAATCATATGACAGCGTCAGCAAATCATTGAACATCACTGTTAAAGATGGCGTTGCAGAATATGACAAACAACAATCTGAAGACTTAAACGGAATCAAAAAACAATTATCAAAAACCCCTTATTAATTGTTATTGGGCGGACTAAAAATCCGCCCACTTTTAAAGGAATACTATGCCAACAAGCGTACGTAAAGACGGTAAAGCAAAAAAAGTAGTACTTGATCTGCTTGGTGAGCCAGCCGGTGGAAACACTGATTCACAGGGCAAAAAGAAGAAGTTTAAGAAGAGTAAAACTGCTATAAAGGAAGATAGAATTAAGGGTAAATAGGCTTTAAAAGGAGAGATGAATGCAAAAAGTAGTAGCAAAGAGACCCATGCGCAAACGAGGAAGACCAGCTAAACTAGTATACGTAACAGGGCCTGGAAAATCTGAAAGGCTTCTAATGAAATTCGAAATCATACTCAATGTTTTACTCGACTACATTCATAGAAAAATTGAGACATTTAAAACAAGTCGACTATTTAAGAAGACATATGATCTTGATAAGCCGGAATAATACATGAAAAGCATTATACATGATCGTGATACAGTAGGAACTCTTTCTAGCAAGTTAATAGAAAGCGAGCTAAGAAATCCGTCTCAACATAGCGCAACTGATCAAATGCGCGAACAACTCAAAGACTATGATTACAATATTCATTTATGTATCAAGGACAATAAGAAGAAGTACGTAGGTAATTTTTATGTAATAGTTCTTATTAAAAAAGAAAAGCTTATGCAGAATGTACTGCGTGCGTACTTTCTTGCTCGTGAAACGTGTCCAACTCCTCAGCATGACCAAGTTGTGTATCTATATAATTGCAGAGAAGATAAGATTGATTTCTTATGGGTTGTCCCTAATGCAGATACTGCTAGCTATATGAAATGCAACCCGCATATAGTTTTACCAAGAGATTATGAATTATTACGTTATGTAGTAGAATTTTATGACGGTTCACTGTTAAGAAAAGCAAAAGAATTAAACGGAGAGAAACGTAATTCTAGTTTTTTAGAAATCTAAAAGGGAAGATATGATTGATAACGAATTAAATGACAACGCTGTTGTTGAAGAAACTAGCGTTGACAATACAAGTGTTGAAGAAACAGTCGTTGAAAACACTGAAGTTGAAGAGCCAGTTCAACCTGTTGAGGCTGAAACTGCAAAAGAAGCTCCTGTAGCAGAAGATGCAGATGAGCGAGCTAGTAACTTTAGGCAGATGCGTATTGACAAGGCTCGTGCTGAACGTGATCTTGCAGAAACACGCAAACTTTTAAGTGAAATTCAAGAGAGTCGCAAGCCCGTCCAGCAAAAAGAAGAAGAGTCTACTTTTGGCGACGATGATCTTATCGAAGGAAAACATCTTCGTAGAGAAGTCGAACGCTTAAAGAATAATCAGAAGCGTTATGAAGAAGTTATGAAGCAACAGGCTGATGAGAATCGCTTACAATCAAAATACAGCGACTTTAAAAAGGTTGTTAATGATGATACTTTAATGCTTCTTAAAGAAGAAGATCCTGAGTTTGCTGAAACAATTGCAACATCAAGTGCATCTTTATATGCTCGTGGTTCTTCAACTTATAAGCGTATTAAAGACTTGGGTCTCTATGTTGAAGATAAGCATGAACCAGATCGTTTAAAGGCTCAAGCCAATATGGCAAAGCCTAAGGCGGTTAATAGTATTTCACCGCAACGTGGCAATAGCCCTTTAGAGCAAGCCAATGCGTTTGCTAATTCGAATTCAAAAGAAGCTCGTGAACAACTATGGCGTGAAGTTCAGGAAGCAACTAAAAATCAATAAGCCTACGTCACATTTGGTCGGTCGTGGATAATATCAGCGCGTCTGCGGCCGGCTATTTTTATCTAAATCTTTGCAATTATATCTAATCAGTTTGTATACTTACGTTGGCTGTATGGAATTCGCCATCCCAAAATCTGACGTATTGGAACTCGTCAATCCACTGACCGTATGAGACTCGTCAACTCGCAGAGTTGTGATTGCATTTTATAATGCAGTTTATGTTGTTTTTAATTGTTAGGGAAACCTATGGCTATTGTAACAACGAGTACCCTCACTTCGCCGGTACAAAGAAGTTTCGATTCAAAACTTCTTGCTATTCCACACGCTACATTAATTCATAAAACATGCGCTAGTTTGAAAACTATGCCTGCTCGAAGCGGAAAAACTTTGAGAATGCGTCGTTATGAAAAATTAGGAACCGCAACCGTACCTTTAGGCAATTCAGGGGTAACTCCTCCAGGAAAATCACTTGAAGCAGTCGATATCGACGCAACAATTGGTTTTTATGGAACATACATCCAAATCAACGAACAAGTAACACTTCAAGCAGCAGATCCAGTATTGAATGAATCTGTTAAATTACTTGGTATCTGTCTTCGCGAAACAGAAGATTCACTTACACGTGACATGCTTGCAGCAACAGCTTCGGTTGTTCATTGTGGCGGTGGCGTAAATGGTGACAACCCAACCGAACTTACACACTCAGACATTGATGGTATTGTTAAGAGTTTATTAAGCTCAAATGCAAATACTATTACTGATTCAATTCAAGGTGAAGATCGATTTGGTACAGCACCCGTCCGAGACGCTTACATTGCAATGACGCATTCTAATATGGCATCTGAACTTGAAGGTGTAGCTGGCTTCTTACACAAGAACCAATATCCTTCAAATATGGCAGGTCTCAGATCAGAATGGGGCGCAATCGGTAACGTTAGATTCCTAACATCTTCAGAAGGTTCTATTACTGAACATGGATCGGCTGATGGCGAAGATGTATACAATACATTTATTACAGGCCTCGATGCATATGCAATCGTAGATCAAGCTGAATATTCATCGCAATTCATTTACTTGCCTCCATCAATTGCTGGTGGCCCATTGGCATTAAATGCTTCTGCTGGTTTCAAAATGGCTACAGCACAAGCCATCTTGAATGATGAGTGGATTCTTAACCTTAAATCTACACTTTCGTAAGGAATAAATATGAACGGCACAATTATTCAACAAGGCCATTTTACTTCTGACGGAATTGATAAAATTATCCCTTTACGTTCGGATGTAGACTGGGTTGAAGTATATAATTTGACAAACATTGCTGCATCCACACAGTGGGCAGCAACAAAATGGTACTGGCAACGTGAGCTGGCTTCTGATGACTCAATTCTTGAGTTCCATTCAACAGCATCTCAAATTGCTTCGTCATCGACATCTGCTATTGGTTTTAACGGAGCAGTCTATAGAGGTATTTCCCTTATAGATTCTTCTGATAAAACTCCTGGTGGAGCAGTCGCTGTAACAGCTGGAACAAATGCAACTCAACCTGTATATAGCACGGCTGATACAGGAAGATTAGTAGCTGGTAGTATCGTAAGAATTCAAGGTACAGACCATGACAATCTTAATGGTTTGGATTTTTCAGTTGATACACTTGTTTTGAACACAAGTTTTAGACTTGCAAACACAATAGCTACAGCTCCTGGAGTTGTCGCTGGCGCAGCTGGAACATATAGATATATCGCTCCAAGTGCAGCAGTTTATGACATGTTCAAACCAAAACAACGCGTAATTGCAAATATTACACAAGCAGCAGCTGGTGTTGTTACAACATTAGTAGATCATTCCTATACAACAGGCCAAAAAGTAAGAATGAACATTCCTACTGGTAATGGCATGGTTGAATTAGATGGTCAACTAGTAACAGTAACATACCTAACAGCAGCAACGTTCTCAATAGATGTTGCTACAACTGCTTATACAGCATTTACGTTCCCACTTCCTGCAGCAATTCCTTACACACCGGCTTCAGTAGTTCCGGTTGGAATTGATATTGCTCTTAACACATCAAGTGATACAGCTTTCGAGAACACAGGCTTTATTGGCATGGTTCTTGGAACATCAAGTGATGCAGCTATTGCACTTGGAAGTCCTGGTGGAACAGCTAATGATGTAATTAAATGGCGCGCTGGCAAGTCTTTTGCTACAGACGTACCAACTCTTTAGTAGTATCTGGAGAGGGGGAATAATCCTCCTCTCCTTATTAAAAGGAAGATTATGATAGAAACAAATTCAGCTCTCGGCGCTAAAGCAGCTAAAAAAGCTAAACCAAGTCTTAAATATCTAAGAGATAAAGACAGAGAAAAAGTAACTGGTATTTTTAACTATAAAGAAATGCCAAATGGCATATTACGCTTTAGTTGCAAGTTTCATAAAGATGATCAAATCGAACGATTCGAGTTTGTAGATGGCGAAACTTATACAATACCACTTGGAGTTGCTAAGCATTTGAACAGAAATGGTTGGTATCCAGTTAATAAACATGCGGTAGATAAGAATGGACGACCTGTTGCAAGGCTAGGCGCTAAAGTTCGTCGTTTTGGGTTCCAAAGCTTGGAATTTATCGATCCGGAGGATTTCTCAACAGTAGAGTCAGACCTAGTTACCGTAGAACATATACTGTAATTTATAAGCCTACGTATCTTGATACTACGTATCAGGGTAATTAAAATTTAGGAGCATCGATATGTCAACCGATTCAGACCTTTCTAAGTTAAAAGCAATTAGAACTAAGGTGCGTAGGCTTACTCGAACTACTTCAGAAGCGCAACTTTCAAATGATGATATTGATAACTATATCAATACATTTGTTCTATACGACTTCCCAGAGTTCTTAGTCGATAAAAAGATCCCATTCTATCTTATGCCCAACATAGATACATATGGTGATAACACAAAGAATTTAACCGACCCTCTTTATAACTTTAAGAATATTTATACCAATATTAAAGCTCCTATATATGTTGGTGGAACTGAAATCTATCTCTCAACAGATAGAAATGAGTTCTTTTCGATGTATCCACAAGTGCTGTTTGAAGAAAATGTAGGTACCGGAAATAGTATTATTACTGCTTATTCAGGAACACTTTCCCATCATCCAATAAATCCAAAATCAATAAACTTTAGTTCAGTTGATGCAAGTGGAAATGGAATAGTTATTAAAGACCTTCCACAAGTAGATGGAACATCAGGCGTTATCACCACTACAGGACTTTTAGTCATTCCTGATACAACAACATCGGTTGGAACAATAAACTATCATACAGGTGTATATACATTCACTTTCCCAGTAGCTCCTGGTACATCCGAACCAATCATTGCTCAAATGTATGCATACGAAGCTGGAAAACCTAATGCAGTGTTATTTGACAATCAAAAACTTACTTTTAGACCTATTCCTGATAAGACCTACAAAGTTGAACTCAGTGTATTTCAACGTCCAACTGCTTTAATAGCTGCTGATTCAGTTCCTGAACTTGCTCAGTGGTGGCAATACATTGCGTATGGTGCGGCTAAAAAGATATACGAAGATCGCATGGATACGGCTTCACTTGAAACACTTATGCCTGAATTTAATAATCAACGCTTATTAGTGCTCGAAAGAAACATTATTCAACGTGGCGGACAACGAACAGCTACGATTTACAGCCAGGGAGGAAGTTTTAGATGGTAAGCAGACTGTTTACAGAACCATACCCACAAATAATTGTTTCCATAATGGTATGCGTTATAGTTGCTTTATTTATTATTGAATTTACTAAAGATCATGGAGAAAGATAATGGCATATAAACCAAACATCCCAGCAGCAAGCGATATTCCGTACCAATCTCAGGCAGATATCGCGACTAACTTTTCAGGACTTAAAACATTCATTGAAGTTAATCATGTAGCTATTGATAACGCTAGTGAAGGCAAACACAAATACTTACATTTCCCTGTTCAGGGAGCAGCAGCTCAATTAACGCCATCTGCATCTGAAATAGGTGTCTATTCTAGATTATCAACTAAGACCTCCAAGAATGAACTTGTTTTTGCACGCTCATCTATAGCAGCAGCAGCTGCAACAGAAATGACTGCGTGTAAAGAACATGTAAATGGTTGGACAAGGCTTCCATCAGGCATACTTATGAAATGGGGACAATATACAGTTGCTGCAAATGGAGAAACTACAATAACATTTCCAACCGCAGCTACAGATCAAGCTTTTGCTGCAATATATTCTGCTCAATTAACAATGGATGGTACATCTGGAAAAGATAAAGGTGTATTCGTAACAAGCATTGATACAACAAATATTGTAATGTGGAATGCAAATTCAACTGGCGGAACCGTTAGATACTTAGCAATAGGAAAATAATATGGCAGCTCTATTTGATAAGTTTGTAATAGCGCCATATAAAAATGGGCTTAATACAGACCAAAGTCCTTGGCTTATTCCAGATGACGCATTTGAGCGACTTGATAACGCGTATGTTTTTAGGGGAAAGGTTCGAAAGAGATTTGGAACTAAACTTACTGGATATGCTGAATTATCTGAGGCAACTAAGCAACTTAATTCTCGTTTACGGGTTCCTCTCTATGTTGCAGTTGAAAGTCTTGGTGATACAAATGGTGGCGGTGACATATCTGGAACTGTTGCAGGTGGTTACTATGCCATCGGTCAAACATTCAAGATTGGCCAAGAAATCTTTACAGTTACAGCTCTTGGAACTCCCGGAGTCATGACAACGACCGGAGCTGCAACAACGCATACATTTAATACGACTACAGGAGCTTTTGTTATTGTTGCCTCAGAAGCAACAACTGCAGCCTACTTTGATTCAAATAAAGCAGTCGTAACAAATTCAGATACAAGCATTGCAACAACTGGTACAGTACCTGGATCATCGTTTACAATAGGACAGACTTTCTCAATTGGAACTGAAATATTTACCGTATATCAAGATGGAACACTACATCGTTCAAGTGGAGACGTTACTGCTAGTCACGCATGTACATTTAATACGACAACTGGTGCGTATAGATTTATATATGTTGAAGTTGATACACAAATTTACTTTTATCCTTCACAGCCTGTAATGGCTCTTACTCAATACGAAGAAACTGATAAAGCGATTGCATTCGATCAACAATTTGCATATCAATATACGGGTTCCGCATGGGAACGACTTAAATACATTAATGCAACATGGCACAGTTCTAATAGCAAATTCTTTTGGACTACTAACTGGGCTAATATATCTCCTGCCACAAAATATCTAATTGCAACTAATTTTAATGCGACTGTCGGTGCTCCAGGAGCAAATGATGATCCAATTAAGTATTATAATGGAACAGCTTGGACAGACTTTATACCTAAGTTTTTAGTCGCTGGGGATGCAGTTGCGAGTGCAAAGTTAATTATACCCTTTAAGAATAGATTAGTTTTCCTCAGTACAATCGAAACAAATGCAGCTGGAACGCTTAATAGTGCTCATGAAAACAGATGCCGATTTTCTAGAAACGGAAGTCCATTCAACTTAGATATATCATTTCTTGAACAAAACCAAGTTGGCTCACAAGGAGCTGGTTGGATTGACGCATCTACTGATGAAGCAATTGTCAGTGCTGGATTTATTAGAGATAAACTTATTGTCTATTTTGAACGAAGCACATGGGAACTTTCATATACAGGTAATGAAGCGCAACCATTTTTATGGAGCAAGCTTAATAACGAACAAGGCTCTCAGTCAATGAAATCAACAGTTCCATTTGATAAAGCACTTATAACTGTTGGAGAACGCGGTATTACTGGATGCACTGGAACAACACTTGAGCGTTTAGATAATAAGATACCTGATGAAATATTTGATATTAGAACTACAGATAATGGCCCTCTTCGAGTAGCTGGAATTAGAGACTTTACTAATGAAATGGTCTATTGGACATTTCCAAATAATTCAGAAGACATAAATTCTTCTATTTTTACGAATAAAGTTCTTGTTTTTAACTATAAGAATGGAAATTGGTCGTTTAATGATGATTGCTTTACGGCATTTGGTTATTATCAACAACAAGAAGGTGCTCCATGGTCATCATTGACTGATTTTAAATGGGCACAATGGGCAAAACCATGGGATTCTGGATCAGCACAACCAGCATTTAAGCAAATTGTTGCTGGAAATCAACAAGGATACGTAGTTAAAATTGATCCAAACGTTACGACAAACGCATCTGCACTTCAAATTACAGATATTGCTTTCGATCAAGCAACAGGACTAGCTACTTTAAAGATAATGAATCATACACTTGGTGATGATACGTCAGATAATATGGACGTAATTAAACTATTGAACTGTACCATTGATATAACTGTAACAGCTGGTGGAGCTCTCGTAGAATCAAAAAATATTGATGATTTCTATGAGATGTCTATTGCTGGAGTTAATACGGTTACGATTGATCCTAAATTTAGCGCAGCATTAAGAAATCCATTGTATACATACACATGCCATGGTGGAGCAACTGTAGCACGTGTTTCAAGAATAGATATTTTGTCTAAAGAATGGAATTTCTACCTACCAGAAGCGCGATCAATATACTTATCGCAAATTGATTTCATTATTAAACGAACAAGCGCTGGAAAGATTACAATTGATTACTTTCCTTCTACAAGCAACATTTCAATGATTGATGCAGCTAAAGCATCAAAATCAAGCCTTGGAACTAATATATTAGAAACTGGCGCATATGCAGACCTTCCATTTGAAGCAACATTTAAGAGATTATCTCATCGTATTTACTTTCAAGCAGAAGGAACATGTGTTCAGATAAGAATATTCTTAAACGATGAGCAGATGGTTGTATCGGCAACAGCAGAGTGTGATTTTCAATTAGAAGGCATGATTATATCTGCATCTAGAACGAGCGATTTTGAATAATTTTAACGGAAAGGTATAGGGTGGCATCAAATAGTTCTGGAGTATTTGTACCTACGACTCGCATCATAGATGCTGGTGAAATCAGAGAAGCTAAGGTTGGTAGTGAGCAGTTTAAGGATATTCTTATTAACCTAACTGAAACTATTAATTCAATGTCATCTGCTATTAATAATAAAGTTAACGGGACAATGGATACTAGAGAATCTATTAGTGGGAATCAATTCTTTCCAGATCCAACATTAGATTCATCAAGTGAAACTACACCAATAGAAAGACCAGAGTATAGGAAAGTAATTAATTTTGGAGTCTTAGATCCAACTGGCACTACAAAAAACGTTGCACATGGAATATCAGTAACATCTAATACAATATTTACTCGCATATATGGCACTGCTACAAGGTCAACAGCATTTCTTTCAATAACTATTCCAGCTGAAGTTAATGCAGCAATAGGAACACCTAATGTAAAATTAAGTGTAGATGAAACAAATGTTAGAATAGATACAAATCCTGGAGACTGGAGCGACTGGTATGCAATTGTAGTTTTAGAATATTTAAAATAAAAAAGGAATAATATGGCTAATCCAGCTTTGAGCTCGGCTATGTTTGGAAACTATCTTTCAGGTTCACAGCCTGGTGGTCAAATGGGCGGCGGAACAGAAGGCGGAATGGGAAACTTTTTAAGTAGTCTTCTTTTTGGTCAAGGTGGCCAAGAAAACCAGTTCTCAAAAGTTACTCCTGAACAAAAATCTATATTAGATCAACTACTTCAACAAGGTGGTGAGAATACAAACTTTCAAGGCATCGAAGACACTGCTCGTCAACAATTTCAACAACAAACAATTCCTTCGTTAGCTGAACGTTTTACATCAATGGGAGATGGACAGACCTCCAGTGCATTCCAGAACGCCCTAGGGCAATCTGGAGCCGGTCTAGAGTCACAACTTGCAGGCCTCAAGTCTCAATTTGGACTTCAACAACTTGGAATGGGTATGCAACCACAATTTGAATCTACATATAACCCTGCTCAGCCAGGACTTTTACAGGGTGGAATGGGAGCGTTAGCACAACTGTTACCACTATTAATGTTAAAAAATGTTAAATAGGTGAAATTATGCCACAAATTATAAGAGAACAGAACTTAGGTACTAGCTTCGGTTCTGCAATGAGCAAAGGCCTTAATGACTCATTAAAAGCATTAATCGGTGCTAAAGTTAAACAAATGTTGCAAAGAAGAAAAGCTGATCAACCTGCTAAATCTCAACAAAGAAGTGCTAAAGGTCAGCAGATATTGCCTGAATTTATGCAAACACAAACTGCTCAACAGCTTTCTCCTCAGAATATGGCACCACAACAAAATCAAAACCCAGTTCAAGCTTATGGCGACTTGCTGCAACAACTTTCTTCAAGCACTGAAGTTCCTTCTCAGCAACAACAACAACAACAAGTTCCTCAAGTAGCTCCTCAAGTAGCTCATATAGCACCTATAGAATATAATTCAGCCCAAGGGTTTAGTAAGAAGATAAAATCGTTTTCAGGTAAAAATATTCCTGAAAAACTTATGTCCAGCCTGGTTAGTAAAGGTTTTGAAAAAGATGAAATGAATGCTATTACATCAACAGAATTAACTCCTAACATTGTAGATTTCTTTTTATCTAAAACAAAAGGTAGTCCAACAAAGGCTCGAAATTTAGCTAAAAAGTATGGCTTTAAGGTGTAAAAATGGCAGATTTATTTCAAGAACGATCAGCGATTTATAAGCAACCGACTAAGGATATTTTTGACGAACAAGCAAGTTCCTATGCTACAGAAGAACAAGAAGAACAAGAATCTACTATAGGAAAAGTTTTAAAACATATTCCAAAGCCTTTAGGGATGCCAGAACTTTCTGGTTCTATAGATGGAAATTTAATTGAAGGATTAAAAGCATCTGCAATAGGACAGATGCTTGGATTTAATGCACAATATCCAGCTGGAGATGCGTCACTTGGAGAGTCTCTTAAATTTAAAGCTGGAGCTCTTAGTGGAGATATTCCAGCAATGTCTCTTGGTAGTGTAGGTGGCGGTGCTCTTGCCGGACTTCTAGGGGCAGGGCCTCTTGGAGCAGCTATTGGAGCTGGAGCAGGAGCTTTTGGATTGCCAGAGCTAGTCAAGCAAATAGCTACATATATTAAAAAACCATCGGGTGATACGTTTGTAGATAAACTTGGAAATATTGCTGATATACCGATTCAAACTGGTAAACAAGCCCTAATTGGTGCTGCAACAGGTGGCGCTGGTAGATTAGCTCCATTGTTGAAGTTTGGTAATAGCAAAATAGGACAAGAAGTTATTAAGAGCGGTGCAGAATTAGCAGCTATGACTGGTGCTGGAGCTGCTATTGAGGGAGAATTGCCTTCTGCTAGAGAAGTAGCAGAAAATGCTTTATTGCTTGGTGGAATGAAGGTAGCTGGAGCTGGAGCAAAAGGTATAGAGCGTATAATTGGAAAAGAAGGATTGCCAAAGTCCACTCCTAAGCAAGCGCGTGCTGAACTTGATATATTCAAAGAAAGAGCTTTAGAGCTTGCTCCTAAAAAAGTAAAAGCTGGAATAGAAAAATTTAAAAAGGAACAACCATATTTTGATGTACTTAGAGATGTTGTTGGTAAAAAACACGAACGAATTGTTATAAGCCAAGAAAAATGGAATGAAACTTTTGATAAAGCCCAAGGCAAAGAACCGTATACTCCAAAACAATTAGAAGACGCAATACATTATGCTCAACGCAATCCCAATCCTGAAATTGCAAACGATAGTTTTCAAAAATTACATGAGCGAACACCAAAATCACTGCGTAATCTAATTGATAAAGACCTTAGAGAGCATTTTAAAACTACACTTGAAGAAAGAAATAAAAATCCATATTTAAAAAGTGTTGTTCCAAGAGAAGAAGTTGTTCAAAAATATTTACCAGGACTTTATGAAAATCCAGAAAAGTTTGATTCTGTATCCAAAAAATTAAGAGTAAAAGATCCATTCACAAATCAAAAAGAATTCTTAAACTATAACGAAGCATTAATAAAGGGCGGTTTAAAGCCTAGATATAAAGATTTGCGTAAAATTGTACAGGTTTATGATGAAATTGTAGCTAAAGAGTTTGCGGCAGCCGATATGCTGGAAAATATTCAAAAAATAGAAAAAGAACAAGACCGTAAATTAATAGTTACAAAGCATGATAAGGCTGAATATATCAATGCATTACATGATGGATATGAACGCTTTGATGATCATATGTTGCGTAGGATTAATAAAGATGGAATGTCAGAACATCCAACTGACGCTCCTGCATTAGTTGCCCCTGAAGTAGCTAGTTCGCTTAGAGGCATATTTAATAAAGATGCATACAAGCCTGGCAATAAGGTTTCGGATAGATTCTGGAAAGGTTACGACGCTCTTGCTGATACAATAAGAACAGGAAGAGTTAAGGCCTCTTTTTTCCATTATGTTCCTCTTGCAGAAAGTGCAGCTGGAGCTTTAGGTGGGAAAAAAGTATTTGGCATGAGAGGCTTAATGAAACAAGGCGAATCTCTAATTGATAATTTTGAATTTAGGAAAGATGCTGCGCGAAGTGGTCTAGTAATTCATAAACCTGCTGAACGATGGGAAACAGCTCAAAGAGTATCAAGTAAAATGGTTGATACTGCTATGAAATATCTGCCAGAAAAAGTAACAACTAAGGCACAAGAAAGCATATTCAATAAGGGTTTAACAAAATATATAAATTCACAAAAATATTTGTTTGAAAAGTTTCACCCACGTTTAAAATCTGTTGTTTGGAAGAACTATGTAGATGGATTTATTGATAAAGGAATCAAAGAAGGAAAACCTCCATCGCCAGAACAAGTAATAAAAATTAAAAAACAAATGGCAGATCGTGTTAATGCTGAATTTGGTGGCCAAAACTGGGAGATTCAGCGTGGATTTAATAATCCGGAATATAGAAAATGGCTTAAAAGAGTAATCGCATATCCCGATTGGACTACATCAGCTATAAAACAAGCAGCAGGTGTATTGTCAGGTGGTCTTAAAGGAGAACAATCAAGGAAGTATTTTCTTCGTGTTGGTCTAAATACTATGCTTTTGCATGGAACTTTAAAGTATCTTTTTGGAGGTTTTAAAAAAGCTGATCCAGGAGATAAGCTACAAGTTGGTGGAGCAGCTTGGAGTCCAAAGAAAGCAAAAGAAGAAATTACTAGTCCTGATCCATCAGAATGGTATAAATTTCCACTACCAGATGTACCATTTAATATTGCAGGAATTAAATTTAATCCAGGACGAGAAGCGCCAAGTGAATGGAAGAAAGTTGGTTCAAAGTTATACACACATTCTGGAAAACAGTTTCTTGAAATTAAAGACTGGTATAAAAATCCAGCAGTTACGTTTTTTAATAAATCAAATCCACTTCTTTCAATGGTATATAAACAAATGATGGGCAGAACTCCTTCAAAAGGTGATCGCGAAGGATTTGCAGTTCGTGGAAAGTTTTCAAGAGGAAAATTCGAACCATGGGACGCAACTAAATCAGGAACTGGTGCTCGTGCTGTTTCTAGAATAGCTTCAATAGCTGAAGAACCAATTCCATTTTCATTTAAAGCAGCAAAACAACATGGTATAGCTTCATTTGTGGCAACAGGATTTGGAGCAGTTCCAATATCAAAGGGAACAACTCCATACAAGGCAGCTCCTGAATTAGAAAAAGCATTTAAGAAAAATGACACTAAAATGGTTAATAGAATAAGAGCTGCATTAAAAGACAATGGATATACAGAGAGACAAATTAATAAAGTTGTTGGTATATCAAGAAGAAAAGTAAAAAAATAGCTTTTTGCAAACGGCTGAGGACAAAATTATGAGAAAAATATCACTTATTTGTTTTGTAGTATTGTCCTCAGCTTTCTTAAATTGTTCTGGAAAGCATCAAAAAATAGAAACAACTCACAAGTATTTAAGAAATTTAGAAAGAATTTTAATATTCGTCGAGGCAACGGAAGTTCTGAACCAAGTCCGACAGTAGATACAGATCTATAAAGTCTTTCTCTTTTCATAAGAAGCTTCTAATACAAGAGCATTCAAGATCAATAAACTAACATACTTAGTAATCGTGACATTTCGCTTGTGGGCATTCTTTCTAACGCCATCAATCATATGTGGCGGAAGATCTATCCCTAGACGTTCTCTATTTGGCCTAGCTGATTTACTTGCCTCACAATTGATTTTAGGGCCCTTCTTAATAGATATATATAAGTGATCTAGGTTCGTACATAATTTATTGTTACAGGTGTTACGTACATAATGAAATTCAGGTATCTTACCGTTAAATGCCATCCATGATGCACGATTCGCCCCTAGGGAAACTCCAAGAAATGAGATTCTAGGGAAACCACTTGTGCACACAGCACCCTGCCAGCCATAACAATCATCTTTTTTACTGCCACGAACTTGAAACTTTTTAAGCCTAGCAATAAGATTAACTTTTTTCGATTCAGTCATATTCATATGTGATCCATTTTTTGTACTATTTATTTCGTTACTACTTCTAAAAAACAGCTTAAAACAAAGTCTATTTTTTGTTTATATAATAGCATTGACAATTGTGAATGTCAACATAGTACATTTCTATTAGTAAATAAGGTGGTTTAATTGATAAATTAGTTGTTGATATAATTTTTTCAAATCCAAAGGAGGACGCGATGGCGGTAAATAAGACAAGGAATTTAAAGTATAACGTATTTAATCCTGATCAATTAGGTGGTATTTACCAAGCCCCTATTGTTTCAGAAACACGTTCACCTGCAACATCAGATTTTGCAGAAATTGGTACTGTATGGATCAATAAGGCTACTGATGATGCTTTTATTATTACTAGCATTGCAGCTGGATCGGCAACATGGACTGACCTTGCAGGGATTCCTGCAACAGGCACAGATGGTCAATTATGGATTGGCGCAACAGGAGCACCTGCTTTATGGGCAAATTTAGCTTCTGCTGGTGGATCTGTAACAATTACAAATACTGCTAATGGTATTAACTTAGAAGCAGCTGGTGTAGCTGCATTAACAGCATTAGACGGTGACGCAGGAACAGCGGTTCCTTTGGCTGGTGTTATTACAATTGCTGGTGGTACAAATATAACTACTGCTGGTGGTGTAAATACACTTACTATTAATCTTGATGGAAGTCCTAATGTAGCGGGCTCATTAACAGCTGGCACAACGATTTCTTCTGGCACTGGAATCACTTCAGTTCTTGGAAATATCGTTGCAAGCGCAGGAAATATTTCTACAACTGTTGGCTCAATTGACGCAGCATCAAGTCTTAGTTCAGGAACCTCAATAACTGCAGGAAATACCATCACCGCTACCGCAGGCGACATTACTGCCGCAGCAGGAGCAATTGAAGCAGCAACTACGATGCTTTGTGGAACTGGACTAACCGTTACCACTGGCGGTGCTCTTGTTTCAGCAGGAGATATTGACGTAACGCTGGGTGGAGTCACAGTTGCTGCAGGCGATTTAGCTGTAACTTTAGGCTCAATTGACGCAGGCGCGATGATAACCGGAGCGGTTGGATTGACAGCAACCACAGGCGGCGTATTAATATCGGCTGGTGATTTAGATATTACACTTGGTGATCTTAATCTTGATGCCGGTGATTTTAATATAACAGTTGGTGGAATTGACGTAGCGGCTCAAGTCGTTGCAGGAACTGGACTGGTTGCTACCACTGGTGGAGCATTAATCTCGGCTGGTGATGTAGATATTACACTTGGTAATCTTAATGTTGATGCCGGTAATTTAGATGTAACTATAGGAACAATCGACGCAGGCGCGATGATAACCGGAGCGGTTGGATTGACAGCAACCACAGGTGGTGTATTAGTATCATCAGGCGATGTAGATATTACACTTGGAAATCTTACAGTTGACGCTGGTAATATTGAAGCAACTTTAGGAACAATCGACGCGGGTGCTATGATAACCGGAGCGGTTGGACTAACAGCAACCACAGGCGGTGTATTAGTATCATCAGGCGATGTAGATGTAACTCTTGGAAACCTAACTGTAGATGCAGGTAATATCGAAGCAACTGCAGGATCTATCGAAGCTGGTACAACTTTAGTTTCTGGCACTGGACTGACAGTAACCACAGGTGGAGCATTAGTTTCAGCTGGAGATATTGATGTAACTTTAGGAAATGTAAACGTTGATGCTGGTAATCTAGACGTAAGCTTGGGAACCATCGATGCAGGCGCACTAATCACTGGAGCGGTTGGATTTACAGCGACCACAGGAAATATCACGACGAGCACTGGAAATTTTGTTTCAACTCTTGGATCTTGTACTGTAGCAACTACCCTCGAAGCAGGAACTGGAATAGAAACCGTGCTTGGCGACATCGTAAGTACGGCCGGAAAAGTCACAGCAAATACTACGATTGAAGCTGGAACTGGACTGATTACAGCCACGGGTGACGTCGTAAGTACCGCCGGAAAAGTTACCGCGGCAACTACAATGGAAGCTGTCGGAAATATTATCACTAGCACTGGAGATTTTACAAGTACTTTGGGTGGAATTACAGTTGCGACACTAGTTTCAGGTGGAACTGGAGTTACAGCTGTGACAGGTGACCTCACAAGTACTGCAGGAGCATGTTCAGCAGCAACTACGATTACTTCGGGAACAGGCATCAGCAGCACTATTGGAGATATTACGGCCGACGCAGGAGACCTAGTAGCGACCCTCGGTGGAGTTACCTGTGCGACTATTGTTCAAGCAGGAACTGGCCTCGCAACGAGCACGGGTGATATAGTCTGTACGGCCGGAAAAGTCACTGCGGCGACTACCATAGAAGCAGGAACTGGACTGACCACAGCGGCAGGAAATGTAACAAGTGCGGCGGGTGATGTTGAAGCAGAAACAGCAGCCAAGGGATTCATTTGTGGATCTGGAAGTAAAGTTATTGATGGATCAGGAACACCACACGGTTCAGTAACAGCACCAAAAGGTTCTTTATATTTAAGAGTTGATGGTTCTGGAGCAGCAGATCGTGCATACATCAACACTGATGGTTCAACAACTTGGACAAACTTAGTAACAGCAGCGTAATTTAAATTAATATACGGGGCACCGAAAGATGCCCCGTATTTACAGTAAGGTGAACGATGCGTACAAATAATAGAATCATAGCTATTGAGTTAACTTCGTTGGATTCAACTTCTTTAACGGTCAATTATCAAGCAATTAATCCAGATGGATTGGAAGAAGCATGTTATTTACTAAGAATTATTAATGATTCTGGTATGGATGTTACATTAAGTGGTGATGGTGTGACTGATAATGATTTTGTAATGGCAGGTGATACTGCAATGGTTACTGCTCCTTATTCGAGTGCTGATATGCCTAATTTTAAAGAAGGATCAATAATTTACGTTAAGAGTACTGGAGCAGGACAATCTGGTGCTGTATATCTTGCAGGTTATGCACGTACATAGGAGATTTAATGATTTCCAGTAATGCAATAAAAGTAATTGAGCTTACGACATTCGATGCAGGTGATCTTATTGCTACGTTTTTACCTATCAATACTACTGGGTTGCCTGATGCATGTTATAAGATTCGTATTATAAACAGGTCTAAGGGCGATGTTATTGTTAGTTATGACGGTGTGACTGATAATGATTACGTTCAACATGATACTGTTTTAAATGTGACAGTTCCAACACAGAAAAAAGACGCACTAGCTTTTAGAAAAAAAATGAAAGTGTATTTAAGGGGAGCTATTGGAATTGGTTATATCCATCTTATTGGATATTATCAACCACGAGGGTAGCTTTAATTAAAGTATAGAATAGATTTAATGTAGCGTGGTACAATAAATCTTAATCGTATTATTACAAGGAGTTATGATGACAAAAGACAAAAAAGTTGAAGAAGTAAAACATCAAGTTATGAAGACTGGAACATCAAATGAGATGGTAATTTCAGTTGAAGGAACAGAAGGCAGAGTTTATAAATTTAGCATGCCTTTTTTTGCCCCTCTTCCAGAATGTTATGATGCAGGAATTAATATTTTAAATGAAGTTGCTCGTTTATTTAACGAAGCAGTTGAACTTGCAAAAACAAAAGCTGCTGAAGAAAAAACAGAAGAATCAGTTGAAGTAGTAACAGAAAAAAAAGATAACTAATTATTTAACTTGGCTGTAGGTATGTACATCGTGCCTGCAGCCAAATTTAAAAAGTGGAGAGAGTATGGCACGTTCACTATCGGAAAGAATGCAGTATGAAGAACTTCGCACATTAGCATTTGGTTCAATTGCTGCTGGCTATACAGGAATAGGAACATCCCTAGAATATCCAGCTCGTATTACAAAAATTCAAAATTTAACAAACGTTACACTTCTTTTTTCAGTTGGTGGTGTATTAGACAATGATATTATTCCACCGAATGGATTTGCATTACTTGATGCTAAATCAAACGATTTCTATCTTGCAGAAGGAGATCGTATTTATGTAAAAATTTATGATGACGCTCCAACTGAAGGGATCGTAGCTGTTACTTCAATTTATGGTGTCTCTGAATAAAACTTAGGAGTAGGTATGAGTCAAGCGGGTCAATTTTACCAAAAGACATTAGTATCAACTTTAACCGGTGATACGGGCGGAGCGGTAGGGCCCGTAGCTGGCAATATCGACTTAGTAGGTGGAGCTGGTATAGCAGTTGATGGATTTCCAGGAATTAGCACATTAACTATTACTGCTAGTGGAATGGCATCAAGTTTTGTAACTGACGCTGGGACGGCAACTCCAGTTGCTGGTGCTATTAATGTACTTGGTGGATCTAATATACATTCAAGTGGTGCTGGAAATACAATAACACTTGATCTAGATGATGATGTGACAATCTCAGGACAATTAGAAGCAAATGAAATCGAATCTATTACATACATTAACGCGCTTACTTCCATTAGCGCACTCACTGGAGATATTACTGCACCTCACGGAGATATCTCTGCTGGTGGCCAAATGGTTTCTACAGGGGATATTACGTCTGTAAGTGGTGATATTACAGCCCTAGCTGGAAATCTTACCATTGTGGGAACTGCATCAGTATCTGGAAACATTACTTCTTCCGCAGGAAATGTAATATCACAAAATGATGTCATCTCTAATACTGGAGATATTTATACATCATTGGGGTCAATCATTTCAGCAGCTACGATTACATCTGCAACTACCATAACCAGTACTGCAGGGGATATCGTTGCAGCTGGTGGAAATATGATTGCGTCAGGCACTATTACTGGTATGTCTGGACTACGAGCTACGGCTGGTGGTGTAATTGTATCAGCGGGAGATGTTACCGTTACCCTAGGGGACATAGAAACTTTAGCTGGATCTATTGATTCGGCATCTACTATTTCAGCAGTTGGAAATATTACATCTTCTGGTGGAGACATTCAAACTACTGTAGGTGATTTAATATCTGGTAATGACATTACAGCTACAAATGATATTAGCACTACAGCTGGTACGATTTCTTCATTTGGAACTATTACAAGTACTAACGGAAACATCGAAACCACAACTGGATCCATTGATTCCGGATCCACAATTTCTGCAGTTGGAGACATCACAAGCTCCACTGGAGATATCGTATCGACGAATGGTGATCTCCGAGCTCCCAACGGAACGCTATTCGTCAATACGTTCTCAGCAACCGGCGACATTATTTCTAGTGGTGGAGACTTAATTGCCACTGTTGGAGATGTTAAGGCTGGAAATAAATTATATTCTGGAGCTGGTCTCGAAGTTACGACAGGAAATATTGATGTATTGACAGGTCGAATCAATGTTAATGTTGGTGGAATAGAAGTTAATCAAAACATTGTATCTTTAAATGGTAGTATATTTGCTACAAATGGCGATATAACTGCTGGATATTCAATAGTTGCTGGAAGTGATATCACTTCTGTAATTGGCGATATAACTGCTAGCGCAGGAGATATTACTGCAAAATATGATGTTGAATCTATTAGTGGAAATATCAATGCATTAGCTGGAAATATTACAACATCTGTTGGATTTATACGGTCAGCTGGAGCTCTTATAGCAGATGTTAATCTGCAAGCAACTGGAACTGTTCAGTTTACTGATATTACAGATGGCTATCTTAAAGCAGATGCGACTGGTTTTGTATCTTCAGTTGATTTCGATCAAGACAATATGCTTTATGTTGGTAAACATGGTGATGATGCTAATAGTGGATTATGTCCATCAGAAGCTAAGTTAACCATTCAAGCAGCAGTTACTGCTGCCGCAGCCGGTGATACAATTATTGTTTATCCTGGAACATACGAAGAAACAATAACTCATGCTGCAAGCAATGTAACTATCTTAGGGCAAGGTAAACCAAGTAATTGTATTATTACTCAGGCAGATGCTAATGTTATTGACTTCGCAACATTTTCTGGAATCCAATATAAATTCTTTGGAATTAGTTGTACGGCAGCAACAACAGCTATATGGACAGTTGAGGGTTCTACCGGTTCATGCTCATTTAAAGAATGTCAATTATCTATGACTTCTGCTGCTGCTATAGCTGCTGTAGCGCAACCTGGCGTTGGTAGGGTAACTGGAGCTGGAACGTTATCTGTTATTCTCGGAAAAGCATATTACTATCATACCGGCAATGGTGGTGCAACTGCCAATAAAGGAGCATTTGCAACTGCAGATGGTGGCCTTGTTTCATTAAGCCTTATTGAAGATTTAACAGTTTCTAATAGTGGTACAGCTTTGGTAAGTGGTATAGGTATCGATACAGCATCTACTGGTAATATTAATATTCATGATTGTATTATTGATGTTACTGATCCAAATGCTACAATCGTGGTTGGTTTAGCATATCTTGGTGGTACGGGAACAGGTAGTGAGTTTTATAGAAATACAATCCATGTACAAGCAACCAACAATACTGCGTACGGTTTCTTTAGTGCTGATACAGCTTCAACAAGTAGGTTCTTTTTTAATCATGTTCATGTAGAAGACGCAGCT